CCACCTACTCCTCTTTGAAGTGCCTCAGTACGGCGACCCTGTAGTTCAGCCATAGTCCCTACCAAAGGGGCTGCTGCTGTAGCCAAGCCTGTTAGCTGGGATACTGCGTTCTGGCTTCTTGCAAACCCTTCCGCCATCTGTCTTTGTTGCTTCTGCTCAGGAGACTCAAGGATGTCTTGAAACAGAGAGGTGATATTTATAGCCATTTTAGTGTCCTATAGTCTCTGTTAGTTTGCAGCCGCGTTCGTAAACGCAGCCAACTGCTGCGGCGTGAATGGGAAGCTGAAGTTGTTTTTAGCAGTCTTCTTCTGCTGATCTGCGGCAAGGAGATCAAACAATCCCTGAAGCTGCTGCTGTCTCTGTGCGTTGATAAGCGACTCAAGGTTAGTCTGAGTTGTAAGACCCTGTATTCCAAGGTTTGACACAGCTTCTGTCCCGCCTGCCTGAAGTGCTGACTGGATTCGTGAGAGGTCAACAGAAGGAGCCAATGCTCCCAGCAATCCAGCCTGCGGAGTGTAAGCTGCCTTTAAGAACTCAGGGATAGACTGAGCCATTAAGCCTTGTTCTCTAAGCTGTGTCTCAAGAGCCGCTAGTCTTTGACCTGAGAGTTGAGCTTGTTCTGCTCTAGCCTGACTCATTGCCTCCACTGCCGTACCAGCTTGCTGTTCTGCAATTGCCTTCTCTAGGGCTAGGGCTTCAGGAGTCCCACCGAACATCGAGGTCTGGACTCCAAGTCTTCCTTGGTTAAATAGTCTTTGTTCTAGCCCAAGCCTTGCTCGCTCCTGTTCTGGAAGCTGCATAGCGTTAAGCCTGCCAAAGATATCTGCTTCACGAGTTTGTTGATCTTGAGGACTGCCAGTCAACAAATCCATGAGAGTCTGCTGTCTGCCATACCCTATGCCACCGGCTAAGTTTCCAGTAAGCCCAAGGAGTTGTTGCTGGAGAGCTTGCTCTTGGGGTGCTAGGTTAAGGTTAAGTCCACCGGCTGTATCGGCAGCAGCAGTAGCACCAGTCCCAGAGGTCACAGTAAATGGCTTGAACTGCATCCCCTCCTTTACAGAGCTAATAAGCCCTTGAGGAAAAGCCCCTGCTAAGGTAGAGCTTCCTGTAAGCCCTTTCATTAGCCCAGTCTGGGTATCCCGAATATCAGAAATGCCTTTTTCTGTGGCTGCGGCCCCGCCAATACCAGCAAGAATATCTCCGTACTGGTTAGTAAATGAACCTACTCCACGAAGTATTTTCTGAAGGTCTTCTAATGTCACTGCCATGTTTATCTCCAGCTAGATTATTCTGCCGACAAGTGCCTGAATGTTAAGTTCTTGAATGGCAATTGAGTTGCCATTTACCGTTGTTTCTAATCCGACTGACACAGCAGTTCCTTGCCCAGCAGCATTCACCTTCTCACGATTAATCAGCGTAATAGAGTTAGAATATTCTGCTGTTGAATTATATTCCGCTATTCCATATTGAGCCACGTTAGTGGATGGAAGTGTGTATGACCTCTTCTTATAAGCAGTGGCATAGTCATAAGCAAAACTTAGAGTTACTAGAGCATTGGCTCCGTTGAATGTTGTGACGTTTATCCTCTTGAGGAACTTAAGAGTAGAGGAATTACCAAAGGTTAATGGGTGACTTGAATAACTTAGAACATAAGTGGCTGTATTATCATTATACCCAGAGTATGTTGAGATGCCGCTTGAGGTTCCTATATAGAGAGTATCGTCTATAAGGTTCGTAAAGCATAAAGCTCCCATCGATGTCCAAGTAGTAGCCCGATAACTCCCGTCTTGTATCTGTCTCTTGGTATCAAAGACATAGCTTTGATCTTGAGAAGGGAATAGGGTAATGACAAATGCCTCAATAGGAGCGTAATGAAGCTGTATGTTGCCAGTTTCATTAGAAATGATTAACTTGATATCTTCATCCACGTTTCTTGAGATATCCCCAAGAGGGGCAGACTTCTCTTGGATAGTCCTAGAGAGGCTTCTAAGCCCTGACTTATCCAAGAACACCAAGTCCTTACCAGTAGACGTAACCGCATCCCGACTAACGCAGCCAATGTTTGATACGGTGTCACTAAGGGTCATCGTAGAGGGGTCACTGGCTCCCTGATAGATTACGATTGACTCCTTACCAAAGATAACCAGGAACCCGTTGTGTGCAGCAAGGGCTACGATCTCATCATAGCCGTTAGGCCAGACCTTAGTGATATCAATAGAGCCTGAGCTTCCTCCTGTCCACTTAACTCCGTCAAGTAAGTCAGACCACTTAATTGTAGACTTATCCGTTGTGGTATCAGCAACCCAAAGTCTTCCAAATGCAGCTAGTGCTTCGTTCCCATTAGGGGCAGTACCAGCATAGCCGGGGTGAGCAGTAATCACTGAAAGAGGGCTTGTAGCGGTAGAATAGACTAACGGAACATACCCTCTTTGGAAGAAATAAATGTGTTCGTTAAGAGTAACGACCTTCCAGTTGTTTGCGGTTATTGTGTAGGCAGCAGGGGTCACATCCACAAGGGTTGTAGTTCCTGTGAATATCTTGTTATTACCACAAGAGAACACAATGGATGCGCCTGAGTCATCACGAAACTGCTTAATAACTTGAATCCCAATAGAACTACCAAGAACTGAGGAGCCATTAGTCGTGAGTGGTGCAGCACCTTTTCTTGCAGCTATCCTGCCTTGCTTATCTATCACGCAGTTATCAGCAACAGCGCAGAAGCTGGGGTCTTGGGATAACGGCGCATCTTGGGTGTTAATGCCCGCAAAGCCTGGAGCCGTAATCGTTATATTCTGAATCTGCTGTGCCATAGGATTCCTAGACGACTACAAATGCGGTTTCAGTTGGGAAGTAATTAGCATCAATAGCAATATAGTCAGAGAGAATCCTGTCTGCGTATATCATCTGTTCCTGTGCTGACTGGCCTCCACTCTCTCCACGCTCTCTTAATGCCATAGCATAAGTTAACTGAACCACTGGATTATACGGGATAAGAATAACATCAGCATCTGCGCTAAGGTCTGCCTGTGGATACACCCCGTCAATTCGTAAGGCGTACACAGCATCAGGCTGGGGATAGAGTTTGATCTTTATGTCCCCACTGCCATCAACGCCAATCCTAGTAAAGTTAGTAGGTGAGCCGCTTAACACTTGGCTTCTGTAATAAGCCTGGTTAAAGAAGTTCATATCCCTAAAAGTGATGTTTGAGTTAGACGTATCGTTAACAATGGCATTGATAATTGGATGATCTCCACTGCCAGTAATTGAGTATTCGCTTGTTGCCGACACGGTATTGAGTAATTTAGTAGACCTAAGAGATGACCATGAGTGCGAGTTCTCTATCTGAGCTTTAGCATCATTGACAAAGGCTCCTATCAAAGAGGAGTATTCATCAAAATCTACTGTATCTACTTGGTTCTCACGCAGTCTTGTGAGGACTGAATTTACAATCTGTAAGTAGGTCATGCTCTTGTCCTCATTACCATGTCAAATAGTCCGCTGACCTTGTTTTCTGCTTTAAATAGCTCTGGCTTGAATAGCGTAGATGAAATAGGAGTAGAGTTTACTAGGCTTGTAATAAGCCCATCTCTTCCATCTCTTCCATCCTTTCCTGTACCTGAGCCTGTACCCGGCCCTGTACCCGGCCCTGTACCCGGCCCTGTACCTGGGCCTGTACCTGGGCCTTTAGGAGGGGTAACGCTTGTAGGGCCAACACCGCCATCAGGAATAGCGCCAGTCTTTGTGTTTGTTGCGGGAATCCCTACTCCAGTATATCCACCACCTGTAGTAACTCCTGTAGTAACTCCAGTAGCAACAGTACCGGCAGCAACTTGAGAGTTGTAATCAGCAATGGCTTGGTTAACCTGAGCAGTGGAGAATCCAGCTTCTTTGGCTACGTCTTCAGAAGACTTTTTAAGTCTTATCATTTCTGCAATAACATCGCCAACTCCCCTTTTGTTAAATATGCTTGCCCAGTCAGTTGGAGTAGTTAGGTCAGTTGTTGTCTCGTTTGCTCCCCAGCTTCCGAATACGTCCTTCATCTCTTTAGAGCTAACTACTTGACCGTCAGTGTAGGTTCCGTCTTTGGGTATGATTGTCTCAATGCCGCCTGTCTGTCTAAAGACCCCAGCCTTAGAGTCGTATACCCACTGTCCTGCGCCTGTAGAGCTTACGCCCTCAGAAACAGTAGCGCCTGTAGACCCTGATGAAGTAGCCCCGGTAGTGCTAACCGTTGCACCACCGCCACCACCGCCTGAGTCTGCTGACGGCATTGGCACATCAATCAAGGGAGGAGTAGTCTTCTTAGGGTTACCTTTATCTAAAATCCAATAACCTTTTGTAGCTACATCTCTTAGGAATCCCTGAGAATCTTTAACGTATCCTTCAGGTAAGTCTCCCGGCACAGAGGTTATGCCAAAGTCATTCCTTAGCTGTTTTCTTAGGTCTGTTGTATCTAGACCAATCTTCTCAGCTTCAGAGATCATGGAGCTTAGTCTTGCGTCTCTTCCCTCTGCTCTTCCTTCAGTAGCGCCACCTCTAGTGGCTTCTAGCTGATCTTGAAGAGACTGATCTTGGAATAGCTTATAGGCTTCTTCTACCTGCTGTTCTGGAGTCAGGTTAACTGCTTGTGACCCACCTTTGAAGAACCCAAACTGGTCAAGGAATGCTTTAAACAAAGTTCCTGCTGGGCCACCAATAACACTTACAAGAGTATTGAGTGCTGCATTCTTGCGTCCAGAAGCGTCATCTGCTGCGGCAAAGTTCATAATGCCACCCAATGCCCCAGGAACTGCACGTTCACCAATGCTTGTCGTGAGGGATGCTGGGTTAATAAAGCTCTGACCAATAGTACTAGCTGTTGCGGATAACAGAGGATTGCCCGTAGAGTTGTTATTGCCAATCAGTGGATTAACCAAAGGATTCTGCTGAACAGCTAAGTTATATCTGTTAATACCCTCGTTAGGGTCAAGTCCAAGGGCTAAAGAGAGGTCTAAAGGGGTGACCCCTGCCGACTGCATAGCCCTAGATATATCAACATCTGTAGCGTTAGGATTGGCTGCTGACCAGTCTGCAAATGCTTGAGCTAATTGGTTTTGGGGAATAGCCATTACTCTTTATCTCCAATGCAGGGCATTATATATTTAGTCAGCCAGTTAAGAATAAAGCACGTTCCGCTTCTCTTCGACGCACAAGCCCTTTAAGGACTTTACCACTGGCTTTAGTCCACTTGAGAAACTCATCTGCTGCACTCTCAAATTCGCCCCTATTGTACTGCATTCTCAATGTACTAGACTGCAAGTTACCTAGCCCCACATTAAACGCAAAAGAGACCATTGCATCAAAATGAGACTGCCTATCATTACTAGCAGGACATAATCTCGATACCCCATTCTCAAATCGTTCAATATCTTTCTCAAGTAACTGGTCAATCTCATCATATTCAAATGTCCTGTTATGTTCAGGCTTGATATCGTATAGCCCTCTCTCAAGCGTTTTGGCACGAGCTTGGTCAGGATACAGTACATGACCATAGCCTATCGTCCAAAGCCCAGCAGGGCACTTGTAGGGCATATTATGACATCCCTCAAACGACTTGATTAGCTGGATGCCAGCTTCGGATATCTTCATTTCTTAGAGAACGCTTGGGAGCCAAACCAGAATGCAATAATTGCAGCTAGTATCGACATCTCATCATCTGAGAAAACCATGTCCATTGCCGCAGCAAAAGGCACACCAGTTGAGTAGGCATACCAGATACCTGCTACATCTACGACAATTAAAAGACCTACAAACAGATAAGTCACGATAGGCCGGACAGAAGCTCTCAGGTTAATTACCCAGGTGCTGGCTCCCTCTCCAATCTTCATGTCATGCTTCCACATAGCAAGTTTTTCTTGGGCCTGTGTCTGCATGGCAATCTGTTCTGTCTTTATTTCCTCAACTCTGGCTTGGGCAACAAAGCCTTCTTTAGCCAGGGCAATCTCACGCTCACGGCCAGCAGCCATCAGAGCTAGTTCGTGTTTTTTGTCTCCTCTGTCTTGAACAAAATCTAGGACTTTAGGCAGACCGCCAGAGGCAAAGCCCAGCAGGGTAGAGATTAGGGTCATCATTGTTTGTTACCTCAAGTTTGTAATAATGCCGACGAGAAACATAATAAGAACCCCAGTAAGTCCTACGAAAGCTATAATGGTCAACGTGTTCATAACAAGGTTTCGCATCTTTCGCCGTTGGTTTTGCTTTGTTCGCTCACGAGTGTCTTTAATCTTGACTCGATCACGCATCATCGCTGTGTACTCTTCAACACCCCAGCGCCAAACGATTAACTCTCTGAGGTCTTTCTCTTGCTGCTCGATCTTCTTTCGGGCAAAGAGTGCTCGCATAGCTTCCTGCTCAACACTGCCTTTGGCGATTAGCTTTTTAAATAACGGCGGGTCTTTGGCTTCCTCTTCCGCATTCCTAACATCGCTGACAGCACCAAACCAAGTCCCTAGCTGACCGCCCATATCCTCAAGCTCACGGCCCATCTCAATGCCTTTCTTAATGGCTTTGTAGGCAGAGGTAGCTAAGGCTAAGGCTGAGACAGGATCAATCATTCAGGGCCTTCTCCACCGCTAAGTTTAGACCAGGCACCCAGCATTAGGAGTCCTAACACAAACACTGTGCCTGCCCGCGCTACAGTCTGCCAGACAATGTTCTTCATACCGCGCCAGTCTGTAATTAAGCTACGCAAGTCGCGTACATCGTTGCCAGCATCCTCGTCGTGCAAGCCGACTTCTTTGAGAACTGACTTCATCTCTTCTCTAATGATTATGCGTAACTCTGCTTCTTTTATTTCCATAATTTTTGAATCTCATTGGCATGGTACAGCATGGGAATAGCAAAGTTATCAATGCGATAGTCGTAATCCGGTTGTACAAACAGCTTGTTGGTGTCTTCAAACCTGCCTTCTTTGATTGTGTTCATCCAGATTACAAAGTCTGGAGCAAACGC